GCTACTGTTGGTGCTGGTGCTGCTGCGCCCATTATACTTCTCCTAAAACGTTCATAATCATTACGCCTCGACCTTTCTGACTAACTCCTGCAATTTTTCTTTAGCAGTGTCTTTATCATAGCTGCCCGCCCCCAAGTCTTTTAAGACCTTCTTGGCTTGTGTTCCGCTAAGATTTTTATAGGCGTCAGGGTTTTCAGCTATAGCCACGGTTGCGGCGGCTTCCCTTGATAGTTTACTCAAAACTTCCCTAGAGGTTTCAGCGTCATAATTTGGAAGCCCTAAATCTCTCACAGCTTGTTTTGCTGCATTACCAGAAAGATTTTTGTAAGCACTTGGGTTTTCAGCGATTGCAATCGCTGCGCTGGCCTCGTTTCGATCCCTCTCAGCCGCAGCCTCACGATCTCGACGCTCACTTGCGGAGCTTGGCTCTCTGCTTTGCTCATACGCAATAGCCGCCTCAGTTGCAGTCATGCCCATTGATGGTGCCGCCTGCACAAAGTCACCTAGAGTTTCTAGTCTGGTTGGCTGTGAGCTTGCTGAAGAAGGTGTCAATAGCCCACCTAGCGCACGACTTAGGACTGTGCCTTCTGGATCATATGTTGGATCAGTTAAGCTGCGATACAGGTCTGCGCCGAAGGTGTCTTCTGCGCCGACAACTGCGCCAGCGCCGCCAAACGGGTCAAGACCCATAGCCGCTTCTTGGTCAATCTGTGCCTGAGATGGGCCACTCGCAGATTGCGTGTAACCTGCTGCTGCGGCTAAGGCGGGATCGACTTGGCCTACATCATATCCTGTGCTGACGGTTGAGCCGTAATAGTTTTGCATCAAGTCGCTTGCTTGACGATCATCATCACCCGCATAAACAGAATAATCAAATCCCTGCGTAGATGTGCCAAGAGGGAAATCAGACGCGGAGTAAATAGGTTGCTCAGTATAGAAGTCGTCACTAACTTGACCTATGCCAAGTTGGTCTTGCGCAGTCTGAACCGCCGCAATTCCTTCTGCGCTTGGGTCAAGCGTACCAACGTATTGCCCTGTAAGTTCGCTTTGGAACGCATCAGTGTAATCAATGTCTGGGTTATAGTATTGATATTTTTGACCAGCAGTGTCTGGTATACCGCCAAGGCCAATATCTGTCATCGCATCGCTTAGTGCATCAATATCTGTCTGAGCTATGATGTCGCCTGCAGTGGCGTCACCAACAGGCACAATGCTAACGTCATCTTCTACTAATGGAATGTCTGGAACGTATGGGATTTCAGGGATGATAACGCCGCCCCCGTTGCCACCGCCTGCGCCGCCGCCTCCACCAAGACCGCCTCCACCAAGACCGCCGCCGCCGCCGTTTCCGCCACCGCCGCCGCCACCAACAACTGGCGGCGTTGCATCAACAACTGGCGCACCCTCAAACTCGCCAGTGACAGGATTGATAAACAAGCTCTCAATAAGGTTAAACTGCGCAGGTCTGCGTCTTGCAAACTCGCCAAGTGATTGCTCATATAGTGGCGCAGAAGAATAACCACGAACACCACCTGCAAACTCTTGCGCCACAGGCATGCCAGCCATTGGATCGCTAGCCTCTAGACCAAAAGAGCCTGCTGTGCTTGCTAAGTTTCGCATTGCGCTTTCCTGCAACGGAGTTGTTGCTGCAATATCTGGCCCATAGAAAGGCGCATAGCCAATCTGGGCAATACCGGGCTGACCCAATGCACCAGCTTGGCGCAGGTTGAATTTTGCTGCATCCTCAATGTACTGAGGTACTTCGACACTCGTTGTTGATGAGCCGCCTTTACCGCCTGCCATCCTTATATCTCCTTAACGTATGACGCGTGCAGAGGCTTCCAGCCATGCTTGGTCAAAGGTTTTTTCCAGCCATAGCGACCTGTTATTGTCACTGCTTCGCATCCTTGCGCTTTAGACCATGCTATCACATCTTTATGCATATCCATAAGCTGATCTAATTCTCCACCACCTAGAAACACATTTAGCACCTTTTTTCTAGGATATACCACAATTTCTGTAACTATGTACCCCTTGGGCGCAGGCCACAACTGCATCTTGCCCTCAGCAAGGCCAGACACAACGTCATCAAAGTTGTGCGTACCGCCAGAATATTCCAAAGCCGCTTCTATCCAAAGGCGGCATCTTGCAAGCTCATCTATTTGAGTATGCGCATTCATCCGTGCAACCTCACTATTGACACAGTTGAGGCAGGGGCTGCTGGGGCAAACGCGGTAGCCGCCGCAGTTTGCAAAGAGCCAGCTGTACTATCAACCGCCCACATCGCCTCTATGTAATCACCAGCGTTAAGCTCAAATAATGCAGAACGTGATGTAATAAAAACTGCGCCATTATTGTGCAGCGAGTTTTTCATAGTTCCTTTTGAAACATCCACACCATTCACGCGAGGCCAAAACCAGAACGTCACGCTTGAGGCAGAAGATGACACAATTTGTGCAGAAAATGATACAAGGTATTCTCCAGCCTCATTAACAACAATGCGAGACGCAGGGGTTCCGTTTGATATTCCATCAGAAATGTCTGGAGAAAAAGTCAATGCATATGCCGTATTAGCCGATGCCGCAATTTGGTTTGTGCTTACAGTTCCGTCATAATGACCGTCCTCTAGGACGACCTGCACCCAAGCGCCATTTCTGGATACAACGGGATACTTGTTTTCACGATCCCACATCATAATGCCATCTTCAGCGGCAGTCTCCTCGCCAGTTTGCTGAACCAAGGCAGAGCGCGTTTGACCTAAGAAAAGCATGAGGCGGCGACCCCATGCTTGCCAATCATTGCCCTTCGGCTCTGGTGCGCGTTGCTGTTGCGTCATCTGCGACCCCCAGCAATCGCGTCAAGCCTGTTATTGCCCACGCGCCAATCTGTGTATCTTGCACCCTCAACACGCATTCTAAACTGACGACCAGTAAAGCGCATGCTTGTTGGGTTGCTCATAGAGAATGGCCCATAGTCTCGCTCAGTACCGTTGGGGTAGAACCGCGTTTTAAACGTAGCATTCACATCGCCTTGCGTTTTTTCGTCAGGTATCATTTCAACGATACTTGTAACCTGATCGCCAGACGCAATGTAAATCGGGCCAGTTTCTGCAAAAGGCGTTAGATCATCGTAATCCAAACCAACCTCATGCTCGTATACTTTAAAGTCAGCAGCATCCATCATTAGAGGCTGGCGGAATACGCCACGGTCAATGCCAGCAGTACGATCAAGCTCACCAATGTACCATGTGTTTTCTACATAGTTATACACAACGTAGCGATTATTCTCGATAGACGAGCCGCTTGGGTAGAACCACCAAACCTCACCAAACATGCTGTTTGACATGGCAAATACTTTGCTGATCTGCGGTCTGTTTATGTCGTTAAATACATAATCAGAAACCTCGCACGGCATTTCTTGAACGCCGCCACCTGAGTAGGCATAAAACGAATTAACGCCCATCCACATAGCGCCCTGATCCACAACAACGCAGGCTTGCGCTGATGCAAGGCCGCAGGATGTACCAACGCGCTCAATGCCATAAACATAAGGTGGGCCAATATAGTTTTCCACATGCGCATCGCGGCTGGTTAGCAGCAAAGTCTGACCCTTGACTGTATGCCCAGCCATAAGCTCACCTGAAGTTTGCAATTCCAAATCGCCAGCCTCGTTTGTGGCTGCTGGTGTCCAAGTGTTGTTGTCCTCACGATCTGACCACTGCACCTTGCGAGGATTGCCGCCTGCGCCTAACGCAAACAGGAAGCGCTCTTCTGTTACGACAATGCCTTTGTTGCTTGTCGGTGCATTACTCAAAACCGCCGCAACAGTTGCGCCGTCTAGCTGCCATTCGTAAATCTTACCGTCATCTGAATTGCAGGCTAGTAGGTATTCGCCCCAAGGCTGCAAGTGCCAAGATGTGGCTGGATCAATGTTGATCGTGTCAGGCCGCGCAACGCCATATGCGTATGACCCATAAAACCCATAGCCATACCCAGTAAACGCATCTGCATCAATACGACCTGCCGTAAGTCGCGCTGGGGTAATGTCGTACTGAACGCCAGCTTCAGTCCAAGCGTA